GTGGAGCAAAATAATATGGAAGTAGTCGCAAGATTAACCATGATACTAGTAGGTTTTATTATTGTCATGTTAGGTTTTATTACTTTCATTCACTCGGCAGATCATAGAATACTTGGTTTGTTAATTTGTTTTGCAGGTGTTGTTGCAATGTTTGCAGGAGTACCGAGTACCGAGGATAACTCTTTGAGACTTAATGAAAGTTTTAAAAGAAATAAAAAACAAATGGAGTTTAAATTTGATAAGTAAATAAAAAATCGTGGCGCGAGAAATCGCGCCACAACCTGAACGAGAAAAATAGAGAAGAGCATGTGGGCGGGGCCCACCCTAAAAAAAGAAAAAAAGATTGACCCATTATGGACACATAGTTACTGGACATTATAGGATAGCTGTGCATAATGGATTTATTAACTTAACGAAAGGAATACAATGTTAGAAGTACACTACAACACGATGAAAAATTACGATGAGCATAGTTTTACAGCTAATGATAAATCTCAAGCCGATGCTCTTGGTTGGTTTTTAATGGCAACTGGAATTGCAGAAATTACTAAAAAGACTATTCCAGAACTTTTGTTCAGAGTAAGATTTATGGACTATTGTTGGGGCAAAGATTATTTTGTTGGTAGCCCAAGCGATGATAAATTAATTGAATTGTTTTTGAAACACGTTGGTTTGAAAATAGTAATCACGAACCGAGGTATTAAAAACATAAGCACTCGACATAAATTTATGGTGAGTCAAATAAAAAATATTGAAGAAAGGATCGAGAGACAGATTAATAAATAGACTTCGTTAAGGAAGAATGGCCATGCAGTATTTGCATGGCCTATCCTACATTATCCTATGCACAAACTGCATAGCTCATAGAGAAGAGCATGTGGGCGGGACCCACCCTAAAAGGGGACCCTAAAGGAACTATATCGGAATTCAAACTTTTTATGTTTACGCGAATACCCCTTAAAATTATAGGGGTCCCAGACCTACCCTATATAGTTTGATTTACTCAGCTTTCCGGGTATAATACTTTACCACCCATATTTAAATGTATGCTAACCGTTAAAGATATTAATAAAATTGAAGATCCTATTGAGCGAAGGAAGCTCAAAATACAGATTATAGAACGTCATAACAGAAAAGAACTTAAACAAGTTAGAACTAATTTTTTATCTTTTGTAAAAAAGATGTGGCCAGATTTTATAGAGGGGTCCCATCATCAAACCATAGCAGACAAATTTAATAGATTGGCAACTGGAGAATTGACCCGTCTAATTATAAACATGCCACCTAGGCATACTAAATCTGAATTTGCTTCTAACTTACTTCCTGCATGGATGATTGGACAGAATCCTAAATTAAAAATTATTCAAGCAACTCACACAGCGGAGCTTGCAGTAAACTTTGGTCGTAAAGCAAAACATTTAATTGACTCAGAAGAATACCAAGACATATTTAAAACAAGACTTCAAGAAGACTCTAAAGCTGCAGGACGTTGGAATACATCCGATGGTGGTGAATACTTTGCAGTAGGTGTCCAAGGTGCGGTAACCGGTAGAGGTGCTGATCTACTCATCATTGATGATCCCCATTCAGAGCAAGATGTAAACTCACCTAATGCATTTGATAATGCATATGAGTGGTATACTAGTGGACCACGGCAAAGGCTTCAACCAGGAGGTCGTATTGTTTTAGTTATGACACGATGGTCAACAAAAGATTTAACACAAAGATTGATTAATGCACAAAGCAACGAGAACGCGGATCAATGGGAAGTCGTAGAATTTCCTGCAGTCTTACCTAGTGGTGAACCTGTTTGGCCTGAGTATTGGAAAATTGAAGATTTAAATTCTGTTAAAGCATCAGCAGGTCTTGCAAAATGGAACGCGCAATACATGCAGAACCCAACTTCAGAAGAAGGAGCTCTCATTAAAAGGGAGTGGTGGAAAAATTGGGAACACAAAGATATGCCTCGTATCGAACATACTATTCAAAGTTATGATACCGCATATTTAAAAAAAGAAACTGCTGACTATAGTGCAATTACTACTTGGGGAGTCTTTCGTCCTAATGAAGATTCACCTCGTCAATTAATATTATTAGATGCGTTTAAAGAACGTTTAGAGTTTCCAGAGCTTCGTCGTGTAGCACTCGAGCAATATAAATATTGGAATCCTGAAACAGTTATCATTGAAGCGAAAGCATCAGGACTACCTTTGATGTATGAGCTAAGAGCCATGGGAATTCCTGCAATGAATTTTACACCTAGTAAAGGTCAAGATAAAATTGCAAGAGTAAATGCAGTATCTCCACTTTTTGAAGCTGGACAAATTTGGGCTCCTTTAGATCAAGAGTTTGCTCAAGAAGTTGTTGAAGAATGTGCCTCGTTTCCTTATGGAGATCATGATGATTTAGTTGACTCCACGACTCAAGCTCTGTTAAGATACAGACAAGGCGGATTTATAGATCACCCTGAAGATTACAAAGAAGAAGAAAAGCCCAAACGAAAAAAGAAATTTTATTGGTAATGAAAAAAAATCCAACTCTTACTAAGAATATGCCCTACGTAAAATGGGATCAAATACCCCCGGTTCGAGGACCTGAGCCCTTGATTAATCAAACAAAACCAACTATACAAGATAAATTGGAGAATATAAATGGCAGACATAGACAAAGCATTAACCGAAATAAGAAAAAAGGTTGAAATAGCAGGGCCCGAGGAACAAGTCGAGGTCCAAGAAGAAATTACAGAATCGATACCAGAAGCGGGTGACACAGAAATTACTCCGACAGAAGATGGCGGTGTAGAGATTGATTTTGAACCTGGAGCATTTAACCAAGCACAAAGTGAAAACCACTTTGACAATTTAGCTGAGTTATTACCAGAGGAAATATTAGGTCCTCTAGGTTCAGAATTAAATTCTAATTATACTGATTACAAAGAGTCTCGTAAAGAATGGGAACACAGTTACATAACTGGACTAGATCTTTTAGGATTTAAATATGAAGATCGAACAGAACCTTTTAATGGAGCTGCAGGTGCAACTCACCCAGTTCTTGCAGAAGCGGTTACACAATTCCAAGCGTTAGCTTACAAAGAATTACTTCCAGCAGACGGACCGATTAGAACTCAGATTATGGGTGCACCTTCTGCTGAAAAAGAAATGCAATCTAAAAGAGTTAAAGATTTTATGAACTGGCAGTTGATGGATCAGATGAAGGAATACGAACCTGAGTTTGATCAATTATTATTCTACCTCCCTCTTGCTGGATCTGCCTTTAAGAAAATTTATTATGATGATCTTTTAGGCAGAGCAGTATCTAAATTTGTACCTGCGGAAGATTTGGTTGTACCTTACTCTGCAACATCTTTAGAAGATGCAACGGCCGTGATCCATGTAATTAAAACCAAAGAGAATGATTTAAGAAAACAACAAGTGTCTGGTTTTTACAGAGACGTGGAACTCGGACAACCAGGAGACACAGAATCAGATTTAGAGAGAAAAGAAAGAGAGCTTGAAGGTATACAAAAAACTCACGATGAAGATTTATATAATATTTTAGAATTTCATGTCGATTTAGATTTAGAAGGATTCGAGGACCGAGGAGATGATGGTCAACCTACTGGAATTAAATTACCTTACATTGTAACAATTGAAGAAGCTTCACGTGAAGTATTATCAATTAGAAGAAACTATGAAATCAATGATCCTTTAAAAAAGAAAATTTCTTATTTCGTACATTTTAAATTTTTACCAGGACTAGGATTTTATGGTTTTGGTTTAATACACATGATTGGTGGACTATCACGAACTGCGACTGCAGCTTTAAGATCTTTACTAGATGCTGGAACATTATCTAATTTACCAGCAGGATTTAAGATGCGTGGAATTAGAATTAGAGATGATGCGCAATCTATTACTCCAGGTGAATTTAGAGATGTGGATGCTCCAGGTGGAAATATTAAAGATGCTTTTATGGCATTACCATTTAAAGAGCCTTCACAAACTTTGTTACAACTAATGGGGGTCGTAGTATCAGCAGGTCAACGTTTCGCTTCAATAGCAGACTTGCAAGTAGGCGATGGGAACCAACAAGCGGCAGTGGGTACGACCGTAGCGCTGTTGGAAAGA